AAGGGTTGTCCAGGGAAAGTCGTTGTTTCTAGTTCATCAGATGCACGAGCTTCCGAAGTTACTGCAACTCCTGGTTCGCCCCATTTTGCTCTAAAGGTTGACGAACCAGTAAGTGCATTGAGTCCATGATGCACGACTTTGCCAGCAGTTCCAACGAATGGATGAGAGGCTCCAGCCAAGGTATTGGGTGTGATTCTAAATCGGTCATTCGTGTTGGCCCCTTCTGAGAACTCTACGTTAATTCCCTTAGCGATTATGCTGCCCAACACGAAGTCGTGAGTGTGCGCCAGCATTGAGGACAGCCCAGGAACCCTGGCACTGCTTCCTCCATTAAATCCGATAGTTAAGGGAGCAGGAACCGAAGCTCGGGAATTGTAGTCATACTGCAATCCCCTAAAGTTAGTTGGTTTAGTTATATCGTTCCTAACAAGGATTTTAAGTCGGTCGGTGTACTTGTAGTCGGTCCTTGGATGGAACTTAATCACATACATGCCATCAGGTCTGCGGTCTTCTACGTAGAAGTGTCTTTCAGAGTACTCATCTCTGCCACGAAGTAAAAGCTCTGCAGCGGTCATTCCGTTTGGAGTCTTGTACTTGTAGTCGTCCATCTCAACGTACAAGCTGATGTATGGATTATCCGTTACTAACTCAATAGATACAATCTCACCAGCTTCTAGTAAGTTGAGAACTTCTAGCTGCTGGTCTCTGGCCAACAAAACAGGACCGAGCCTCTCTTCGACAAAGATGCTGGTCTCTTCCACAGAGTATCTTGGTGTTTTGTCAACGATGGCTAGAGTTTTGTCTACATTGGGGTTGTTAATGTCTGCACTGGTGCTAGGCTGGGTGTAATCAACTACTGTGTAGTCTCCTTCCATGCCCATCATATGTGGGTCATCATAGTATGGGTTATTTCTTCCTGTCACTTATTCCACCTCCCGAATCACTTGGGGAAGTAGTCTGCAAGCATTGAGCCCTCAACAGGGAGTCCCGTAGTGTTGATGATTTTGAATCGCAGGCGACCACCAGAGCGCTGCTTGAACATGTTGACTTGTTCTGGGGTTAGTTCAAGAACTCTGTACTTCCAGCCAATCATTCTAACTCTTCCATCGAGGATGTACTCGTCAGAGTCGTTGATGTATCGAATGGTCGGCAAGTTGTTTTCTCCGTGCTCAATAAACAGGGAGTAGTCCCAGTTAGGTGCTTCGGGAGAAGATACGCTTCCGTCAATCGAACCGGACAGACCTTCGATTTTTCCTTCGGTTCTGGCAGTACCAGACTCACCTTCAGGAGCTTCGTCAAGGACATACTTGGGGACACCAGCAGGGTGTTTTACCATGATTTTACCAGACACAGTACCTGCTTGAAGCAGGTGTTCTGCGGTTCCGTCGCCTTTGAACCCAATTGGGGTACCACCGGCGTTTGGGGAGGTGTTTGAAGTAGCGTGCCAATTACCTAGCTCAGCGTTCATGAACTTAGGCTGAAGTGGAAGGGTTGGGCACAACTGGTACAAGTTGCCTTTGAATGGTTCAAGGTCGTCAAAGGAGATGTAGCCAGAGTCAAAGTCGGGCTTTAGGATGTTTCCTTTGAGGTCTGCGGCAGATGCAGAATCGCTGATGTCGTAGTATGCTTGGATGGAGTGGATACCGTACTGAGCCAAAGCTGTACCGTCAGTTCCGTTAAGTGCTTCAGGTGAAGCGGTGTGTCCGACGTTCACGGTATCTGCAAAGAACAGGTCAACGACCATTGGTTCAACTGCGGTCACCAGATGCATTCTGCTTCTGATGCGGACTAGATATCCGGGTTCAAGTTTAACACCTTGCGAATAAATCGGGGTGTCTCCTACATTTGCTACTCTTCCGAACGCGTTTCCGCTTCGGTTTCCTTGGTTTGCGTTTGCCATATTATCACTTCTCTATCTGTGTGCGGGCTGGGCCCTTAGCTTATCCGATAGGAAGGTTGCATATAATGCCTTTCACTGAAGCGGCTTATTTCCTCTTAGCCATCCTACTAGCATATACCTCTCTCCTTTGGTTACTGGAGTTACTTTGTGTAGGATAAAGGAAGGGAATAGAATCATCTTCCCTTGGACCAGAGGAACTGAAATGTCTTTTGGGCTAGTCTTCACAATGAGTTCTCCGCCTTCGTAATTTTTTGGTGGACTCAGTGGTATCACAAACGACAGCTTTCGATACATGTGCTCACCACCACCGATATCAAGGTGCCACCCGTAGTGTCCACCAACATTGTACTTTAGCAGTTGAAGTTTGTCCATACCCTCAAGAGAATACTGCCAAATTGTTGAGTTGACTTGTCTTGCTGCATTTACTACAAGGTCGTATAACTCTGGATTGTCACTTGAGTTAATGGCTTTAGCTAGAGTTTTCCTAATGCCTTTGTTTACTGCGGGCCTTGCCCCTATACCTGGTACATCGAGGTCCTTGCCGTATTGATGAATCAACTGACCGCAGTGCTCTGGTGATAGCACTGGCTCAGTTGTAATAGAAGTCGCAGAAAATCTCATGATTATGCTGAGATTCTTTGCGTACATAAGGGTGCTTGAATGACCCTTTGAGAAAGTGTAGGTCAACAGGGGCCGAAGCCCCCGTTGACTTACGGGAAACTGACGCTCCGAAGAGCCGTTCTTTGTAGGTGTGTTGCCACACCAGTTGCTACTGCGAGAGTAGGTTCTTTTTGACTTGGTCGTTTACCGAATCAAGCGATTCTGCCGATAGCCAAGATGGTGACGAGAGCGCCAGCACCTGCGATACCATCGTTGAGTTCAGCAGCAGTGCTGGACTCGGTGATAGCGTCTAGGCCGTCTGTGACTTTTGTTGCACCGAGGATACCGGAGTCATCCAAGAGTGGTTCAAGGTCAAGAGTTCTAACACCGTGGTTACCAGCGAGTGTGGTAAGGTCGGATGCGAACTGAGCAGCCATGAGTTGAGCCTGTAGCAAGTGTGGGAACCCTTGCAGTTCGTCAGTCTCAATTCCCGTAGGCGAAGCGTCCGTGAACAAGTCGTCTGCGGTCATGGTATCGTTTGCGTTGATTTGAGCCATACCGACGTTGAGAATTCCTTCCCAAACCATTCCACGGTTGTTAGCATCAGTAGCGTCGTACTGAGAGCCAGCCATAGGAACTGCGTTGATGTCTTTCAAAATGTTGCCTTCGACAATGTCAGTTAGAGCAGTTGCGTATCCTGTTGCGTCAACGTCGCCGTCAGCGACGAAGCAAGTAAAGTCTGGGCGAACTGCCGCAGGGTATTTACGAGATGCAACAGAGTGTACGTTTTCTGCCATTGCTTTGGTTGTGGTAGCGTCAGTCTCGATAATCAACACGTTCGTTCGAACGAGTTGAAGGTTGGAACCGAATGCGACGTCAAGTCCTCCTAGTGAAGCCATAACTTGTCACCTCCAATGTTACTGTATTCCCCGGAGGGAATCAGCTCAACTCTCCAATGTTTTGGGTGAGCTGAATCAATTCATGATGTTGACCTACGACGCTACCAATAACTCTCCACTTCTCAGCGCCAGAGATGGTGCTGTTTCCGAAGGATGCAGCTCCACCGACAACTCTGTGAGAGCAGTTGATGTTCTTTTCGGGTTCGATGACGATTGGACTTTCGTACCAGACGAAAGGCTCTTCAAGAACTTCGAAGATTTGTTGGTCGATGACAGGTGTTTCGATACCAGAGATAGCCCATTGGTGCTCGGTAATCAAAAGTGGTGTCACAGGGTATTGAATACCCATGATGAGGTAGAAGAACTCTTCAAGAGACTTGAAAGAGAGTGTCTTGCTAGCCCATCCGAAGGAGTCAACGCTAACTGAGTTAGGGTTGCCTGTGCTTCCGGACGAAGGAATCAACCATTGGCCGAAGGTTCCTAGAATACTGAATTGGTCAGCACGTAGGATACCTTTACCGTAGTCGCCCTTAGGCCACACGCCTTGGCTGCCTTTGCCCCAGTGGGGAAAGTTGCTGGCGATTTTCGTTTCAATAAGGGACAGATAAGATTTAATCTGTCCAGTCGGTCTGTCGTAATAGGGTCTTAGCTCCATATTTTTGTTCTCCTGCCCAGTTGGGCAATTAGCCCCATAGGCATTTCATATATGAAGGAGTTGGTTTAGTTGAATCTTGCTTGAATCTCCGTAGACATCTTTTTACATGTGAGGGGTATCAGCCAAGTATGACGGACGAGTCTTCTAAGCAGATAACCATCCGCTTTACTTTGAGTGACTGGGTGCAGATACTTAGGGAAGCTCAAGATGATGGTATCAAACCTGTTCAGTATATTCGTAGCACTGTGCTTAAGAGACTGAGTGGTACTCTTGTAGATGTTAAGTCTATAGACGCTTACATTAGGCAGAGAGAAAAGGACAACCTTCTCAACAACCGTCGCCAGCTTTGAGGTAGTAACTTGTCAACCATCTTAGTGTGGCTTTACGAATCGGCTGCACTTCTTTGCTTACTAGAAGTAATTTGGTGGCTAGGTATTGCAGCCTTTTACAAGCTAGCCAAGGACTTAGATAAAAAGTGAGTCGCCGGCGAAACTGGAGAAATACAATCCAACCCGAGAACCGACGACTCGAGGTTCTCGAGCAAATCTACGTCGTGTACTTGGTATAAGAAAGTAGGGGTGGAGACGAGGTGAGAATGAACGAGGTCCGGGACACCTCGCCTCCGAACCACACTCCCAACAGGAGAAGAAGTGCAGTGGATTGAATTCCCGGACAAAGTGTCCTAGGGGTATTCAGTATAAAAAAGTTTGAAGGTCCAGACACCTACCGGGGCCCGAAGGCCCCGGCAGAGCCGGGGTGTATAGGTATGTCACCATACCAGTTCTACTTAGTTAGTTCTCGACTTCCTAAGTAGGTTCTTTACAAGGTCGCTGAGTTATTATCTTCAGAAGATGTTAACTCGAGGAGCTGCGCCCATACCGAAGAGTTGTTCACCCTGTGGTGCTGGGAGCATTTCCGCCTCACCCATGCCTTCGTGTGCGTTACCTAGGTAGCCAAGGTAGCCGCCTCTGTATCCAGCGATGTTTCCTCTGTAGCCGTCAAGCGAGAATGGGTTGACAGCCTTGAAGGCCTCGTTGAGTTGCGGGATTTTGCTGACGAGCGCACCAGCGGTGAAGACACCGATAGCAGTCATGTTAGCAGCGATAGCTGTCTTCTCGTTGAC